GCCGTGCTGGCGCGGGCGCTCGAGCGGCCGAAATGGCGCGTCTCGGCCGCCTGCCAGGCGGCGGAAGCCGCACGCGACGAAAGCGCAATCGAGGCGCTGTTTTCACGGCTGGAGGAGATGTTGTGAAGAACGCTTGTCCTCACGGCCGTACAGCCGCTTCGCGGCTGGCCTCCGGACGGGGCGCGCCATCCGGCGCGACGCCCGGTCGGGCTTGCGGCCTCCGGCCGACAGGAGCGCGAGCATGACTTCTTCAGGCTTTCTGACCGGCGACGCGGCACTGGCCGCGATCGTGTTGTGGGCGAGCGGCCGGTTCGACACGGCTGCCATCGCGGCGGTGCTGCACGTGCGCGAGGACGCGGTCTACCGGACGCTGCACGCGGCCAAGGACGGCGCCCGGATCGACCGGAGGGCGAGCCAATGAACCGCCCTGTGACCGCGCACGCCGTGCTGCGATACCTGACCCGGATCGAGGGCTTCGACCTGAAACCCGTCGTCAAGGCGCTCGGCCGCGACGCCGGCAACACGAAGCTGGCGATCGCGGCGGCCGAGGCGTTCGGCGCGACGTTCGACGGCGTCCAGCAGCGGATCCTGCCGGACAATCTCGTGCCCGCCGTGATCGCCGGCGTCGGCCGCATCCGCCGCGAAGGCATGGTGCTGATCTGCGAGGGGCGCAAGGTCGTCACCGTCACCGAGGCGCTCCACCAGAAATGCATGCTGCGCAGCCGGCGCGAGCTCAAGAAGGGCGTGCAGCAGATCGACCGCCGGAAGCGCCATGCGCGGGCCTGACTTCCAGGAGATCCGGGAAAAGCTCATCGACCGGCTGGACAGCCTGGTCAGGGAGCTGGTGCCGGACGGGACGCGCAACGGGCGCTACTGGATCGGCAAGTGCCCCTGGCGCGGCGACCGGCGCGCGGGATCCTTCTGGATCCTGATGGCCGGACAGGCCAAGGGCGCATGGAAGGACGAGGCGACCGGGGACACCGGCGACGTCGTCTCGCTGGTGCAGCGCGCGCGCGGGCTTTCCGACCTCAAGGAGACCCGGCGCGAATGCCTGCGCTGGCTCGGCATCGCCAACGGGCCGATCGCGCCGCTCAACGAAGAAGAGCAGCGAAGGCGCGCGGAGGAGAACGCCCGGCGCATCGAGGCCGACGCCAGGGCCGAGGCGGAGCGCAAGCGCGCCGGCGGCGACAAGGCACTCGGCGCCTGGCTGAAGGCCCAGAAGCTCGAGCCGGCGCGCTTCGTCGGGTCGCTGCTGGAAACCTACTTCTTGTCGCGGGCGCTCGACCTCGCGTCCGGGCTGCTGGCGCGGCAAAAACCGCTGCCGGGCGCGCTGCGGTTTTTCCCCGCGCGCGACTATTTCTGCGCCGACGGCGAGATCCTCTCCCTTCCCTGCATGCCGGCGCTGATGACCGGGCCGGACGGCAAGGCGCAGGCGCTGCACCAGACCTGGCTGGCGCCGGACGGGCGGGGAAAGGCGGTGCTGCCCGACGCGCACGACAACAAGCCGCGCAAGATCTGGGGCGCGCCGAACGGCGCCGTCATCCGCATCGCCAAGGGGGCCGGCAATCTGACGCCCGAGGAGGCGGCCCGGCAGGGGCGTTCAGGCCCGCTGGTGGTGACGGAAGGGATCGAAGACGCGCTCGCCGTGCATCTCGCCCTGCCCGACCATCGCGTGTGGGCGGCCGGCACGCTGGGCAACCTGGCGCACGTGCCGGCGCATCACCCTTGCGTGTCGGCGATCACCGTTTGCGCCGACAACGACTGGGACAAGCCGCAGGCGACCGCTGCGCTCGAGCGCGCGATCGCGGCGCTGAAGCGCGCCGGCAAACCGGTGTTCGTGGCGCGCAGCCCGCGCGGCAAGGACATGAACGATCTTTTGAAAGGAGAAGCGACATGAAGGAACCCGAAGAGACCCAACCAGCCGCGACGGGAATGCCGCCGCGCGAGCAGCTCGAAATGATGCGTCGCTGTCAGGGCGAAATACGGGAGCTGCGCGCCACGATCGAGCGGCTCAAGCCGAAGGCAGACGCCTACGACAACATGTCGACGATGCTCAACGCGATCGTCCGACAGCCAGGCCAAGGCATGGGCGAGGACCTCAACTGGACCCTCGAACGGCGGATCCGTGAAATCGAGGCGCAGATCTCGGCCGACGAGGCCCGCCAGAAAAGCGAGGCCCAGCAGTTCAAGAACGCCAGAGAAAGCCTCGAGGCAAAGATCGCGGCACTCAAATCAGGAGAAGCGACATGAGACACAGACAGATCCTCAACACGGCGGTGTTCGCCGCCAAGATGGCAACGGGCCTGAAGGATCCCGACGCGCCGGCCATGGCGCCGCTTTACGACTATTGCCGGGAGCGGGCATTCCCGCCGGCGGAGACGCTGGCGCGCAAATGGGGCGAAACGAACGGCAAGGCCTTCCCCTTCGCGTCGATCGCCGAGGCGCCAGAGGAAGTGCAGGTGTTCTTCACCGTCTTTCGCGCCGTGGCGCTGGCGCTGGAGCCGTTTCATGATGGCGGCGCGATGGATCTCGAAGACCTCGACGCGCTCGAGATGGCCCAGCTCGACGAGGCGCAGAAGCAGAAGGTGCAGGAGCTGCAGGACATGGCCGACATCGGCCGGTCCCTCATGGCGACGATCGCGGTTCACACAAGCAAGGACGGTCCGCTGAAGGACTGGACCCCGGCCGAGGATCCGGCCGAGGTGGTCGACGACCTGGTGGAGCTGATCGACGCGTTGAGGAAACCGGAGGAGACCGCCATGCCCGACCAGGACAAGACACCCGACAGCGTCGAGGCGCGCACGAAGGCCGGCCAGGAGGCCATGGACGCGGCCGTGGCCGAAAACCAGATCGCGCCCGATCCGAAGGCGGAGGAAAAAGAGCCCGCCGAGGGCAAGGCGCCGGCGAAGAAGAACAAGAAGTAACCCGGCAGCACGACGACAGCAGACATGGCCCGAGGGAAGAAACCGGACGCGCCCGGCGCGTCCGGAAGGGACGCTCCTTCCGCGCATCTCGACGACGTGGCGGCGGCGGTGCTTTCGGCCGAGGGCGAGGACATGCTGGCGCTCATCGGCGTCGGCGACCCTTCGCCGGGCGCGAAATACAACGGCATACCCGCCGGGCAGTGGCAGGACGCGGCCGACGAATGGGGCCTGCCGCCCGACTGCCCCGTGCTGCCGCTCGGCACCGAGGACGGCACGTTCTTCTTTCTCGACACGATCGGCCAGATGCGCGCGCTGCGCGACGGCGAGCTCGGCCAGGCCGGCATCAACTCGCTGTTCATGGGCCGGCACGGCTGGCTGACCTGGGCATTCCCGAAAATCCGCGCATCGGACGGCGCGGTGACCAGCTGGCGGCCGGAGCGGGCGCGCGAGGTGCTGATGGGCGCCTGCGCCCGCAAGGGACCGTGGAACAGCGCCGACCGCGTGCGCGGCCGCGGCATGTGGCGCGATCGCCAGGGCCGGCTGGTGCTGCATTGCGGCGACAGGCTGTTTTCCGGCCGCGGCGAGGAGCGGCTCGGCGAGCTCGAGGGCATGGTCTACCCAACGCGCCCCGCCCTGCCCCGGCCGTGGCCGGTGACGCTCGCCGGCAAGCCCGGCCCGGCGCTGCGCCTGGTGCCGCATTTCCGCGACTGGAAATGGGTGCGGCCGACGCTCGACCCCATCCTGCTCGTCGGCTGGATCGGCGGCGGCTTCCTCGGCGGCGCGCTGTCGTGGCGGCCGGCCGGTTTCATCGTCGGCGACAAGGCGACCGGCAAGAGCTCGCTGCAGGCCGACCTCAAGGCGCTCGGCGGACAATGGCTGGTGCAGAGCGCCGACACCACGGCCGCCGGCATCTACCAGCGGCTGAAATTCGACTGCCTGCCGGTGGCGGTCGACGAATTCGAGGCCAAGGCCGACACACGCAAGCAGAAAGCGGTGATCGAGCTCGCCCGGCTCTCGGCTTCCGGTGCGCCGATGATGCGCGGCGGCGACAACCACAAGGGCACCGAGTTCCAGGGACGATCGGCGTTCCTGTTCTCCTCCATCAACACGCCGCCGCTCGACCCGCAGGACCTGTCGCGCATGGCGGTGCTGCGCCTGCATCGGCTCGAGGCCGGCAAGGCCAAGCCGGTGATCGCCGAGGAGGAGCTCGCCGAGCTCGGCCGCAAGGTGCTGCGCCGGCTGGTGGACAACTGGCACCGCTGGCCGGCGACCTATGCCGCCTGGCGCGAGTTCCTCGCCAGTTGCGGCCATGACGGGCGCGGCCAGGACACGTTCGGCACGCTCATGGCCGTGGCCGACCTGGTGATCGCCGACGACGCCGAGGCGCTCGGCCTCGAGCTCGGCCCGAACGCGGAAAACTTCGAGAGCTGGCGTGAGGTGATGACGGCCGAGCGGCTGGCCGAATACGAGGACGCGACGGAGAACTGGCGGCTCTGCCTCTCGCACCTGCTCTCGCAGCGCATCGAGGCCTGGCGCGGCGGCACGCGTCACACGGTGGGCGAGGTGCTGGCCGAATTCTGGGAGCGCGACGTGATGGACCAGAACGCCATCACCTTCGACCAGGCGCGCAAGCTGCTCGAGCAGACGGGGCTCACCATGATGAAGCCGAAAAACCGCGAGGAGCACTGGTCGCTGTTCGTGCCCAACCAGCACACGCTCCTGCACACCCTGTTCAAGGACACCAAGTGGCAGGGCGAGCTGTCGGCCGGCAGCTGGTCCGGCGCGCTGCGACAGGCGCCCGGCGAGATCTGGCGCGAGGCCAGCGCGCGCATCAACGGGTGGAAGTTCAAGGGCACGGCCTTCGCCCTGAAGGACATCATCGCCGGCGAGACGGAGGCGCGATCGTGATCGTTCCCTGCCAACGAGGCCGCCGCATGGCCATGGAGCCGCGCGAAGTATTGCCCGCAGGAAGCGGCCATGACAGGCGCGAAGACTTTGGCAATACTTCGCGGGGCGGGCTGGCGGCAGCGCGTCAGGCAAGAACATTACTTGTGGCCCGGCAGGGCCACGCCGCCCGGCGCACGGGACCAGCCGTGCCCCCGGCCCCGACCCGTGGCGCCGGAAACGTGACCCCGCGTCCCCGCACCCAAGAATGTCAGGGAATGAATTCCGCGCGCTTCGGGTCCGGGTGGAACCGTGGAACCGGGCCGGTTCCAGAGCCGACATGGCACAAGCCGCTGATTTCATTGAGACAATCCGAAAGTGGAACCGCGGAACCTTGGAACCGGTTTGCTCACATACGCGCGCGCGCGTGCGCGATGTTTGTACGTTCCACGGTTCCAAGGTTCCAGAGGGATCAATTGATAGGGAAAATCAATCGTTTGGCCGATCGCTCGGCTGGAACCGCGCCGGTTCCACGGTTCCAGCGGATTGAAAATGGGGGGGATAATGGCCAGCAAACCTGACCAGGGCGTCAAGGGGGCGCTGCAGCTCGACCAGGCCGCGTCCGACCTTGAAAAGGGGCGCGCGGCGGCGGCGGAAAAGGCGGCGGGCGAGCAGATGATGCTCTTCGCCGACCGATCGGTCTTCGGGACGCTGCGGGATCCGGAAAGCGGAACTCGCGTCCAGCAGGGGCCGGGGAGGCCGAGGGGATCGACCAACCGCACCACGCGCGACCTGGTGAAGCTCATCGAGCGCACCGGCCGGCATCCGGTGCTGGCCATGGCGGAGATCGTGGCGACGCCGATCGACGTGATCGCGGCGACGCTCGGCTGCAAGAAGATCGAGGCGGCCGAGTACCACCGCAAGGTCATGAGCGATCTCGCGCCCTACGTGGCGCAGAAGCTGCCGACCGCGATCCAGATCGAGGGCGCCAACGCCGGCATGCTGGTCATCAACCTCGGCGGCGCGGCCGGCGAGCAGCATCGGCTCGGCCTGCAGCTGGCCGACGCGGCGCGGCAGGCGGTGCTGATCGAGCATGAGGAAAATCAAGCACTTAGCGATGACGAGGACGCGCCGTCCCACGACGACGCGTCCCACGATGAGGGCAAGTAGATGATATCATTGAGGTATTTTGCGTCACGCCCGATGATCGGAAATCAGCGGGTCCAATCCACCGAAGGCGACCAGGCGGGCGGCAGGCAGGCCGTTCCGTCCGGAGGGGGGTGGTCTCACGCCGGCGCGGCGGACCCCGGGGGGCATCCTCGAAACGGCGATCTCTTTTGCACTCTCGTGAAGCCCGTGCGGTTTTCCGCCGTCAATCCAGTTTGCGGCCCGGCCCGGAAAGAGGAAAAAAATCCTCCAGCCCGCGCGGGGGCGGGGGCGGGCCAATCGGCGCGCACGGGCTCGGGGTTGGAGGGTGGAATGGCCGTTGCCAGCAATCGGGGAGAACGCGTCGTTGGTATCCGCTATTCCGCCCGACCTGCGCCAGGCGAGCACATGCCGATCTTCGACGTGCTTCCGGAACCCGTGCGTGAAGTTCTACGAAACGCGCCATGCGATATCGATCATATCTGGGTTGCCCACAGGATGGCCAAGGGCGCCGACGTCAACGAGGTTGTCAGTTCCATTGAGGATGCCATTCAAGCGTTCATCGCCGCGCTCACCAAAATGGAACGCCGCGCATGACCGCCCCGAAGGAAATCCTCGATCTCTACCGCCAGGCGGCGATCGACAAGATCGACATCAACACCTACACGCCGCCCGGGCCGATCGCGCGCGCCATGATGCTCGACCGGACGAACGTCGCGCGGTTCCTGCATGGGCCGATCGGCTCGGGCAAAACGAACGTCAACTTCTTCGACAAGCTGACGCTGGCGGCCGAGATGCCCAAATGCACGCGCGGCCCCTATGCGGGGCACCGGGTGTTCCGGCACATCGAGATCCGCGACACCTACGCCAACCTCTGGGGAACCACGATCAAAAGCTGGTGGGGCTGGTTCGGGCCGGACGTCGGCTTGTGGACCGGCGGCGAGAACCGCAAGGCGACGCACTCGCTGACCTTCGACCAGCCGGACGGCGGGCTCCTGCATTTCGAGATCATCTTCCAGGCGATCCAGGACCAGGAGGTGGACGCGGCGCTCCGCGGCATCGAGCCGACCAGCGGCAACATGGGCGAGGCCGACATGCAGTCAGGCGAGGTGCTGACCTATCTGCTGGGCCGCGTGCTGCAGCGGCGCTTTCCGCCGGCGCGCTGGTTCGACTGGGAGGAAAACCGCTACTACGCCGGCGTGACGGGCGACCTGAACCCCTCCGATCCTGACTGCTGGGTGTACAAAACTTTCGAGGAGGAACGGCCGGAGGGCCACAAGCTCTATCGCCAGCCCTCCGGGCGCTCGGCGCAGGGCGAGAACCGCATCGGCGGCATGACGCGCGAGATGTACGAGGACATGGCGCGCAAGAACTCCCACCGGCCGGACTGGGTCCGGCGCATGGTCGACGGGCAGAAGGGTTTTTCGCGCGAGGGCGAGCCGGTCTACACCGAGTACGACGACACGCGCCATTGCGACGACGAGGCCGACCTCGAGCCCATTCCCGGCCTGCCGCTGCGCCTCGGCTTCGACCAGGGTGTGCGCGGCCCTGCGATGGTCGTGGCACAGTGGACGCCGGACGGCCAACTGCTGGTGCTTGATGAATTTTGCCCAGGTCGGATTGGACCAACGGGCTTCGGGCGCGGCTGCAAACTCCTCTTACGCGAAAAATTCCGAGGGTTCCGCGTCTACAGGGCAACCGGCGACCCACGAGGCTTCGACGGATCAGACGAGGAATTTGGGGACCTCGCGATGTTCCAGACCGTCCAGCAGATCATGAAGATCGTCATCTGGCCGGCCGAGACCAATGAACTACACCCACGTCAGGACGGTGTCCGCCAACTGCTGAGCTACACCCTGCCAGGCGGGCGCCCCGCCCTGAAGGTGTCGCGACGTGCCAAGAAGCTTCGCAAGGGTTTTGCGAGCCACTATCGCTACAAGAAGCGCCGCGGGCCGGACGCCGGCACGGACCCCAAGCCGGAGAAGAACGAGTTTTCCAATCCGCATGACGCTCTTCAGTACCTCGTCCTCGACCTGGTCGGCCTAGAGGGGGTCATCAGAGGCGAGTTGAAGGGCGGTCGGGGTGACAAGCCGCCGGCGGATGGTGAGGAAGACGATTTCGGCGGGACGGTGCAGGCCGACACGAATTTCGACGTGTGGAGCAGCTGATGATGGAACAGTGCGGAAACTGCCGCTTCTGGGCACCACGGAGCGACCACACGGCCGATATGGGCGGCGGCTATTGCCGGCGCTATCCGCCCTCTTACCCAAGCGGGCAGCGCGCGTGGCCGGCAGGCAGAGAAGACTTGTGCTTCGACATCGAGCCGAGTTCGAAGTTCCTCAACGACGCGTGGCCGAACGTCCACCAACAGTCCTGGTGCGGCGAGTACTCGTCTGCGAGGAAACCCTGATGCACTTCGCGCCGGCCGAGCTCGCCGACTATGCGCGGCTGTTCCCGGCTGCACCCCGGCTGCAGTGGAGGGCGGCGGCGGTGCAGATCACGGCCGCGCCGGCGTGGACGCTCTGGCGCGACGGCTCCCCTGCCCTTCTCTGCGGCTTGTGGCCGCTGGAACCCGGCTGGCTCGAGGCCTGGCTGATGGTGCCGCCGGCGGCGCGGCCGTCGCCGGCGGCGCTGCGCTTCCTGCTCGACCGGACGCGCGGCGTCTTTCCCGATCGGACGATCCTGACCCGCATCGAGGACGGGCACGCGCCGGGCGAGCGGATGGCGCTTCTGGCGGGCTTCCTGCCGACGTCCGCGTTTATCGAAGGGACGCGCAAGCGCACGTGGATGCGGCAGCCTTGGACTGCCCTCACGCCCGCACCGCCGCCTGTCGGCGGCTGGGCTCCGGGCGGGGCGGCCGACAGCGGCCGGGCCGCGGTCGCGGCCGCGCCTTCGGCGTCGTGGAACGCTGAAACGTGACCGCTCGCCCGCGCGCATACGCTTCCGGCCCTGACGAACAGGGAGAACACCGGCATGGGCGGCTTCGTGAAGCAGCTGTTCGGCGGCGGCGGCAACCAGGGGCCGAGCGCGGCCGAGAAGGAGCTGCAGAAGGAACGCATGATCGATGCCAACCGCGCCGAGGCCGAGAACGACCAGAAGGTCGCGCTCGCAGCGCGCGCGCAGTCGTTGCGCAATTCGTTGTCGTATCGCGACCGCGAGCGCAAGGGCACGCTTGGCGGCTGATGGCTGACATCGTCCAGCAACCCGCCCAGCCGGCGGGCAGGGAAAAATCCGCGCTCGACCGCACGGCCAAGGCGGCCGCGCGCGCCTACGAAGCCTGCCGCGAGCACAAGACGCATCTCGACGAGCTCTACGAGTACGTGCTGCCCTACCGGGCGCCGTCCGGCACCACGGCTGCGTCGACCCGATCGCGCGTCGACAGGATATTCGACGGCACCGCGTCGAAAGCCGCCTTCCGCTTCGCCGGCCGGATGAGCCAGGACGTCACGCCGGCGTTCCAGAACTTCTTCGAGCTGAAGATCGGCCCCTATCTCGAGATCTCCGGCGACCAGAAAAAGCAGGTCGAGGAGGAACTGGCGCTGATCGGCCGCAAGGTCGCGGCGGTGCTCGAGGGCGCCGACTTCGCGGTCGCCGGCGGCGAGATGTATCTCGACCTTTTCGGCGGTACCGGCGCCATGTTCATGCCGGAGCACCAGAGGGACGTGCTGCGCTTCGTCTCGGTGCCGATCGGCGAGATCGCGCTGCGCGAGGACGGTTACGGCAAGGTCAACGGCATCTACTGGCAAAAGCAGTTCCGGGCCGAGGACCTGCCGGCGCTCTGGCCGGAAGACAAGGCCCGGCTCTCCGACCGCATCCGCAAGCTCCTGAAGGACAATCCCGACGAGCTCGTCACCGTGTGCCAGGCCAGCGAGTACAACGAGGCCACCGGCCAGTGGGATTTCGTCGCCTTCGACCCGGAGCACACCGACGAGGGCGAGATCTACGCGACGTCGGAGCGCACCTGCCCCTGGCTGACGCCGCGCTTCTACAAGGTTCCAGGCGAGGCGATGGGACGCGGCCCGGGGCTTATGGGCCTGCCGACGGCCAAGACGCTCAACAAGGTGACGGAGCTCACCATCAAGGCGGCGGCCTTCGCCATTCTCGGCCTGTGGATGTACAAGAACGACCGGGTGTTCAACCCGAAGACGGCGAAGATGAAGCCCGGCGCCATGTGGGCGGTCGGTTCCACCGGCGGTTCCATGGGCGCGTCGCTGCAGCGCCTCGAGGTGCCCGGCCGCTTCGACATATCCAACATTATCCTGCAGGATCTGCGCGAAGCGGTGAAGCAGATCATGCTCGACGACACGCTGCCGCCCGACAGCGGCGCGGTGCGCTCGGCAACCGAGATCGTCGAGCGCATGAAACGGCTGTCGGCGGACCTCTCCGGCGCCTATGCGCGCCTTGTGCTCGAGATCATCCGGCCGCTGATCCAGCGCGTCATCGACGTGCTCTACCGCCGCCACCTGATCTCGACCAATCTGACGATCGACCAGCTGCTCTTGCGCGTCGACGTGGTGTCGCCGATCGCCAAGCTGCAGCAGGCGCAGGACGTGTCGTCGATCGTGGAATGGCTGCAGATCCAGCTGTCGCTCGGCGGCCAGGAGCTGATGATGCTGACCTCCCGCGTCGAGGACATATTCGGCGAGATCGGCCGCAAGCTCGGCGTCTCGGAAAAGTACATCCGCTCCGAAGCCGACAAGAAGAAGATCCAGCAGGCGGTGGCCGCGCTGATCGCCGGCGCGCAGCAGCAAGCCCAACAGGCACCGCCGACGCCCGGCGCAGGACCGCCGCCCGGCCAGCTGCAGCCAGCTTGACGCAACGCTCGCAGAGGAGGCCACCTTGAGCGAAACACAGCAGGACCCGCACGGCATCGACGATCCGCTCGCACTCGACGGAGAACCCTCCGTCGACCGCCTTCTGACGCAGCTGCAGGGCATGCTGGGGAACGAAGGCGCAGACGGCTGGAACGGCATTTCCGACGACGGCCAGGCGCTGGCAAGGCAGCGCGCCGAGCAGGCCCGCGCGATGAAGGCCGAGGCCAACATCTTCCGCGACACCTTCATGACGCCGGCGGGCAGGAAGTGCCTCGCCATCCTGCGCGAGATGACGATCGACGCCGATCCGTACCCATCCGAGGCGATGCTGTCGATGGACGTCATCACGCCGCTGATGATCGCGCACACCGCGCAGGTGAAATTCGTCCGGGCGATCTTCCAGGCCATCGCCCAGGCCGAAAACGCAGAGGCCGAACCGAGGGACTGACATGACGACGGGACAGACCAGCCACGGCGTGGACCCCACGCCGCAGATTTCCGCAGCAGACAACCCGGGCGCCGGCGCGCAGCCGGGCCAGCAGCCACCGGCACAGCAGCAGCCCGGCGCGCAACCGGGCGCTCAGCCAGGCGCCGACCCGACGCAGGGCGGCCGCACGCTGCCGATCGGCGGCGCGGACGGCGCGCAGCCGCAGGTCTACAAGCCGCAGGGGATGCCCGAGCATCTTCTCGGCCAGACCGACCACGAGACGATCGACAAGCTGCAGAAGGCCTATGCCGGGGCGCGCGAGGAGATCGCGAAGGGAAAGCCGGCGATCCCTAAGCCGGAGGAATACCAGTGGAACTGGTCGGACGGCATCAAGGGGCAGATAGGCGCGGACGATCCGGCGCTCAAGGAATTCGCCGCGATCGCCAACGAGCACGGCTTCTCGCAGCAGCAGATCGACGCGATCCCGAAATTCTTCGACAAGCTGGCCGAGAAGGGCATCATCGAAAAGCCCTTCGACGCATCGGCGCTGCTCGCCGACCTGGCGCCGGCGGGCTACAGGGGCACGCCCGAGGAGCGCCAGGCCGAAGGCGGCAAGCGGCTGACCCAGGCCGAGAACTGGATACGGCAGCTGTCACCGCAGGCCGGCTTCGACGACGCCATGAAGAACGAGATGCGCCTGATGACGACGTCGGTCGCCGGCATCAAGGTGATCGAAAAGCTGATGAACGGCGGCATGAACCCGTCCGTCACGCCCGGCGGCCAGCAGCAGCCGGCCGTCAGCAAGGCCGACGTCGACCGCCGCGTCGCGGATCCGCGCAACGACGCCTTCGGCCCGAAATTCGATCCGGCCTTCGCCGAGGAAACCCGCCAGATGTTCAAGCGGCTCTATCCGGACTAGAACTGCACCAAATGATCGGGCGATGTGGTTGGTGACACATAGCGAACACTGTCAAAATCGCCGGGCTGAGAGAGGATTGCCCTAGCCGGCTTCGAAACCGGCCCCGATCGTGAGAGCCCGCCAGGTCCGCCTGGCGGGCTTTTTCCTGTAGCCCGACCGGGCGGCGGCCGGCATCGGCCGCGCCGCCCGCAGGCCCGCCGCCGGCGG